AGTAAATTAAAACTTTTAGAAATAACGATATATTTATAACGAAAATGAAAACAAATCTTAGACATATGGTCATTAGCAAGCAACCGAAGAATCAGTGGTCGTTCTGCTATAACACGCTTAAACCGTCCGGGGCATTTTCATTTATGAGTTAATAACGATTAACAAATATAATAAAGGATTATAAGACCCAGGGCGACAAACCTTGGGTTTTTTGTTTTATATTGGTTCCTTAGTATAACTTGGCAATATCCCGGCTTTGTAACCCGGAGTCATCAGTTCGAACCTGATAGGAACCTCAAAAAAAGAAAAAGTTCTTTGACATATTGGCTTCATAATTCTCCCCTCGTCTAATTGGCAGGACACCTGGTTTTGGACCAGAGAATCAAGGTTCGAGACCTTGGGGGAGATCAATAAGGAAGATGAATCACAGCGGCCTGTGACCCCGTCTTGAAAACGGGCGGTACCGAAAGGTATTGGGATCGACACCTACTTCTTCCTCTATAACGGGATGTGGACTAATTGGTAAGTCGCCACTTTTGGGAAGTGGACATCATCCAGGTTCGAGTCCTGGTATCCCGACTAATAATAAACAAATAAAAATAAGTGTTATGGAAAGTGACAAGTATGACAAACAGAAGATCTCGTAGCTCAGTTGGTTTAGAGCACTCCACTTTTAATGGAGGGGTCGTGAGTTCGAGCCTCACCGGGATCACAAAAAAATTTGGTAGATTAAAAAAAAGTATTATCTTTGTAATATGAAAACAGTAAAAGAAATTAAGAAAGGACTACCAAAAGGAATGGTTAAAGTTGGTGAAGAATGTGAAAGAGCTATTGTACGATTAATAAAACAAGGACAAACTCAAGAACAAGCAACAAACACCGTTCTAAGACTTTTGAATGATAGTAAACCTTATTTAGAACAAGGAATGTACTCTACCACAATTGAAAGTATTAAAATGATAACATCATAAAACACACTCTTAGCTCAGATGGTAGTAGCGGTTGTTTTACATACAACAGGTCACAGGTTCGATCCCTGTAGAGTGTACGAGAAGTTTACGGTAAGTTCCTATAAACCGTGTTTGGGAGAGTAACCGGTAATTGGTAGCCGCGCGGTCTGTAAAACCGATCTCATTTGAGACTGGGGGTTCAAGTCCCTCCTCTCCCACAAAAAAATTGATGGGTGTCCCGAGCTGGCCGAAGGGTCCGGCCTGTTAAGCCGACGAGAAATATTCTCCACCGTGGGTTCGAATCCCACCCCATCAGCTGATTTTTTCCGAACTATCAGATATTTATTAATATAAAATGTTAATGTTATGGAAAGATATTCGGAAAAAATTGTATCTTTGAGGAAAGAAGGTAAAACCTACAAAGAGATTACTAAAATTTTGGGTTGTGCGATGTCAACTGTGTCGTACCATTGTGTGATAAACAAATTAGGAGACAACAACCAAAAAGTAACTGAAGAAGAAAAAGAACAACTTCAAAAATTATATGATGAGGTTGGGTCTTTAAAGAAAGTTGCAAAGATGACTGGCAGATCTTTTGAAACTGTTAAAAAACACGTTAATAGTGTTGGTAGGATTAAAAAGATTAGTGGATCACAATCAGTCATACAATGGAGGAAAAGAACTAAAAAAAAACTGATAGAATACAAAGGGGGTAAATGTGAAGTGTGTGGTTATAATAAATGTGATGCAGCATTACAATTTCACCACAAAGACCCAAAGGAAAAGGATTTTTCAATTTCAGGTAGGAGTTTGTCGTTTGATAGATTAAAAGAGGAAGTTGATAAATGTATGTTAGTGTGTTCAAATTGTCACGCCGAGATACATGAAAAAAATACCACCGAGAAGTGACTGACGAGTCCGCTGACGAGCTGAGGGGGTGGTTAAGAAATACCCCTAAATACGTACCAGCTCATCTAGCTTAATCGGGAAAGCACCACGCTGATATCGTGGAGAGAATCGGATCGTAACCGGTGATGAGCACTACGGAAAGTAAACCCTAAAGGCGACGGGACATGCCTGCTAAGCATTGTGATCGGTGAGAAACCGATTGTGGATCGTTACCACTGCTTTCCTCAATATGCCAATAGGAAAGGTTTCCGGTTCGGGCTCATATCCTGATCGTCATTGGGTTCGATACCCTTTATTGGTACAATATGGTGTATGTAGCTCAGTTGGTAGAGCACTTGATTGTGGTTCAAGAGGTCGTGGGTTCGACCCCCATCGTACACACAAAATATCCTTGTAGTTCAACGGATAAGAACATATAGCTACGGACTATAAAATGGGAGTTCGAATCTCTCCGAGGATACTAAAGATGATAAAAGGCGTAGAACAACGGACACGGAGAGGTGTTCGTAAGGGTACACACTAAGGAAAGGTGTTCAATCTTAATTGTATTGATGTAATAACCCGGCTCTCTAATGGTGTGTGAAGTATAATTACGGGATTCCTGATAAAGTTGTTCATCATCTTTTATTTACCCCTTTCGTATAATGGAAGTACAACACTCTTCTAAGGTGTCAGGTCGGAGTTCGAATCTCTGAGGGGGTACGGATCCGATGTCGGTCCCGAGCTAGGTCGGGCAAATTTACGTGGTACAGACAGGGCGTCGGGCAGGTCTCCAAAACCTCGCCGGGTAGGTTCGATCCCTACACCACGTGCAAAAATAAGGACAGGTAGCTCAGTTGGTAGAGCTCAGGATTGAAGATCCTGGAGTCGGGGGTTCGACACCCTCTCTGTCCACAAACAATTAAAATTAACTAAAATGAACAGAGTTTTTAGAACGGTTAATGGTGTTGCAATACCAGATGTGGTTAATCACACTTTGGGTGTTCTAAAAGAATGTCCCTGGGTGGAAGTCCACATTGGGACTGACTCACAAAACCACAGAAGATCAACCGTGTATGTTACGGTAATAGCATATAGGTATGGAAATAGGGGTGTTCATTATATTCTTCACAAACAAAAAGTGAAAAAAATAAAAGATAAATGGACACGTCTTTGGAATGAGGCCGATTATTCAATTGAGGTTGCCGAATGGTTAACCCAGAAAGTAAAAGTAAAAGTTGAAATTGATTTGGACTTTAATAGTGATGAAAAACACTTTAGTTCAAAACTGGTTCAACCAGCTGTTGGGTGGGCAACATCGTTAGGGTATAAAACAAATATTAAACCTGACAACCAAATTGCAACAAAGGCGGCAGATCACCATTGCCGTTAAAATAAGCTCAGGTGGCCGAGGGGTTAGGCGCCGGTCTGCAAAACCGAGTACGGGGGTTCAACTCCCTCCCTGAGCTCAACAAAATGCCCTTATGGCGGAATAGGTATACGCGTGTGATTTAGGATCACAATTTTGCAGGTTCGAGTCCTGCTAGGGGTACAATTATAATTAATGTGTTTACAAGTTATTAATTATTTATTATTTTTTTTAAAAATTATAAAAATATGAAAAAAATTATTTTGTCTTTAAGTATTATGTTGACCACGATTTTTACGTCTTTTGGTCAAGCCACAGTTAATGGTACACCGATTAATGAATTGGATGTAGATTACGTACAAATTGTTGGAACAAAAAATTTAATGGGATCAAAAGTAACTATTGATTTAGAGTTTGGACAACAAGATAAACTTTTTAGTTATGGTGATACTAAAATTTTAGATTCTGATGGATCCGCTTTAAAACTCAATTCTATGGTAGATGCTTTGAATTTCATGTCAGATAATGGTTATGAATTTGTTACTGCTTATGCTATAACTGTTGGTAATTCAAATGTCTATCACTTCTTAATGAAGAAAAAAGATTAGAGAAACTTGACACTTTTGAAAAGTTGCATATATTTATAACAAAACAAATAAAAACGCAAATGAAAAATTTACATATCATATTATTAGGCGGATTGGCGATAGCTGAGGATCGTTCCTATATGGAGATGGTATGATAATTTAATACATAAAAAATTTAATAACCCATCTCCAAAAGAGGTGGGTTTTTTGTTCTTTGACATATTGGTGTGAATAACATCCCCGTAGCCCAATCGGCAGAGGCATTGGACTTAAAATCCATTCAGTATGAGTTCGAATCTCATCGGGGATACAGAAAAAAAGTTAAAATTTATTTAACTTTTCGTGTTGGTTCAGATATTTATTATAAAAAGGAATTATGATAAAAAAACGATACACATACGAAGATGTTATGAACGCAGTTGGAAAATCTAAATCAGTTGCGAATGTTTTAAGGTTGGTTGGTTTAAAAGATAAAGGTGGAAACTACCGAACAATGAAAAAATTTATATTAGATAATAATATTGATATAACTCATTTTACCGGACAAGGGCATAATGTTGGTGAAAATTACAAAAGATTGAACGACATAATACCGATTGAATATTATTTGGTTGATGGTTTAATGTATTCGAGTTGTAGTTTAAAAAAAAGACTTATAAATGAAGGGATAAAAGAATATAGATGTGAAAATTGTAATTTAGATTCTTGGTTAGATAAAAAAATACCATTAGAACTGCACCATATTGATGGAAACCACTTCAATAATAAATTGGATAATATCCAAATATTGTGTCCTAATTGTCACGCAAATACACCTAATTATAGGGGTAATAACAAATCAATTAAGTCGACACCAAAAAATATGAGGGAAATGTATCCAGAACTTTTTGAAAAAAAAGAAAGGGCAATTAAATTAAAAAAAGTTGAGAAAAATTACATTAGGTTGGAGGATCGAATTTGTGAGTGTGGTAAAAAAATTGGTAAAAGAAGTAAAACTTGTGAAACTTGCTACCAAATAAATAGTAGAAAAGTAGAAAGACCAAAAAGAGAAACATTATTAAAAGATATTGAATCTTTAGGGTATTTGGGAACAGGAAGAAAATATGGTGTTAGTGATAATTCAATTAGAAAATGGTTAAAATAAAAAAGATTTGGCAGATTAAAAAAGATTATATATCTTTGTAAGACAAATCGGTTTAGAAGTTAATTGCCTGATTATACAGTAATCCTCCCGATCACAGGCAGAAAGGAGGTAAACAACTAAACCAAAAAAAAACGAGGGAAGGGTTGGAACGTCTGTAAAACCTTGGTTTCCTAAACCTCGAAAAAAAAATAAAAAAGATTTGGCAGATTAAAAAAGATTATATATCTTTGTAGAACAAATAAGGAATAAAGGTTCTTTGAAATATTAGAAAACATTGTGGTTGTAAGAAACGGGAAACTCGTAAAGTGTATCAACCTGTTAAATCAAGATAGTGAAACGAGAGTTTGATTTAACTACTAAACTACAGTAAATATTGTGTTGTTCCCTTGAGAAAGGAATACTTCCATCGAGTTGGAAGAGTGTTAATCCCGTCACTACAACACAGAGGATCTCAACCTCACATTTGGTGCGGTAGCTCAGAAGGTAGAGCAAAGGAACGGAAAATCCTTGTGCCGGTGGTTCGATTCCATCCCCTCACCACAAAAATTGTGACGCAGGTGCAACGTCGGTCTCATGAGCCGAATAGGGTCGCCCCCCGTCGGAGGTTCGAGTCCTTCAGTCACGACAAATATTGCGAGCGGACAGGTTGGTATCTGGGGGGGTCTCATAAGCCTCATAAATCTGGTTCAATTCCAGAGCGACGCAACTAAAATGCTGACGTACCGGTGGATGCTTATATCATCTATGCCCGTAGAGGAAAGTTTGAAACGTTGGTTCGAGTCCAACCGTCAGTACGGGAGTGTATACAGTAGAGTTCTACTTGTGAGAAGATGGTAACACGCACTTAAAATGGGGGTTACAAGGTGGCAAGTCGTTTTTTAGTTTTTGCGATAAAAACTAACGTTGTTGTGGAGATAGTTTGACGTGATAAACTTACACCCGTGATGTTAGTGGGTTTGATCACCCCTTTCACGTAAATGTGATGAAACAATCCCAAGGAGTAGTCACAAATTGCAGGTATCGTATAACGGTTATTACCCCACACTTCCAATGTGGAGATCTCGGTTCGATTCCGGGTACCTGCTCAAAATGAAACAACAGAAGACGGATTAGCGCCGTTGAAAGGAACCTTGGCTCTCACAGGATCGCAACCTTTAACGAGAGTTGGAATGCCCCAAGGTACTCTGTTCAGATCCCTGCTCTGATGTGCACGTCAACAGGTTATGGGGAACAAACCATAAGTAAAAATCGTAGAAATGTTTCATTTATTTTGGGCTGGCATGTACCAAGGCTTTGGCGAGAAACACTTGCAATGTTTCTGTGGTGAGTTCGATTCTCATCCGGTCCACGAAGTTCGGAGTAATTAACCGAACCTAACAAGAAGATGGGTCATATAGCCTAAGGAAATTTGTCGACACTAATTCCTGTCTGTCTTCTTGATTAACTACTTATGGTGTAAACTGGTTTGCACATCGGACATAGTCCGAAGGGTTATAGGTTCGAGTCCTATGGGTAGTTCAAATAGTCAGGTAACTCAATTGGTAGAGTGGTGCCCCTGTATAGGAGCATAACGGGTACAGGTTCAAGTCCTGTCCTGACTACAAAAAATAAACGAGTAAAAAAAAAATTAAAGAAAACAAAAAAAAGATTTGGTAGATTGAAATAAAATACATATCTTTGTAAGACAAATAAGGAAAATATGAGATTTATAAAATTAACAAATATAAAAGGAAATCTAATAGTGGTAAACGTTGCACACATCGGACACCTATATCCTATTGATGAAAAAGTGGAGTACGGAAGAGTTACTGAGAAAGCACATACTAAACTTGGTGTTACCACTCACAATAATGGTGGATTTTCTGTAACGGAAACTGTTGATGAAATTATGAAATTGATAAATAAAATGTAAAAATGGGCTATTGGTGAAATGATATCATCTCTGACTGTCTATCAGAAGTCGACGGATTGTAACCGTCATAGCCCGCCAAAAAATTTTAATTAAATGGCCCATTCGTCTAAAAGTAAGGACATATGGTTTTCAACCATAAAATCTCGGAGCGTTACCGGGATGGGCTACAATCCTTTATCGTAAGAAATTAACCACTTACGTATTGCATTATCAGAAACACCAAACATTTTACCGGTTCCAACATAACCGTGTTTACTAACTAAAGTTTTTAGTTCTTCAAATGGGGGTCTATCTACTCTTCTTTGACTCCTTATTGATTGGATTTGTTTTTCAGTAAAACCAAATTCATTTCGTTCTTTTTTTTGTCGTTTTTTTGGGTGTACAACCATACCAATTTTTATATTATTTACTTTTGGTTTTTCATTTAATATTGAAGTAATTTTATTAAAAACTTCTTTAATGTTAGTTTTAATTTCATTTTCTGAAATTCTAACAACAAACCAACCAAGATCATTTAAAAGTTTATCTTTCTTATCATCACTTTCTTTTCTTTCTGGTAAAAGATGTTGGGATCCGTCAATTTCAATTGCAACCATTTGATTAACAAACGCAAAATCAACAAAATAAGGAAAAACAGAATATTCTCTTATTATAGAGTATTTTTTATCTAAACCATTTGATTCAACATACTTAATAAAAAGTTTTTCAGGATATGAAACATTGGACAATCTCCAAGCAGTTTTTTCTGGATTATTTTTCATAAACTCCAACCTCTTTTCTCTCATTATTTTTTTACTTTCTTCAGTATGTTTGAATTTTTCTGGATATTTTTTATGTGCAATTTTATTTGATTCGGATAATGATCTAATTTTATCACCTAAAACATTTTTAATATCATCTGATTGTAACTTAAATTTGTTTCTTAAATCTCTAACTGAATAATCCTCATTTATATAAAGATTGATGATTTCATCTTTTATTTGCGATAATTTTTCACATTTTTTAATGTGTTGATTAAGATTACCCAAATTATCTAACTTACGATTACAAATTTTACATTTAAACATAATACCTCCTTTATATATAAATATCACGAACCCACAAAAAAGTCATACAAACTAACCTAAAAATTAATTTTTTTTAAAAAACATTTGGTAGATTGAAATAGATTACATATCTTTGTAAAACAAATAAGGAAAACGTTCTTTGAAAGATTAAATTGGTAAGATAGCAGATAGACCTATATCAGCAGAATCCCACAGGGAATCAGAAATGATGAGCAAAATGGAGCCCCTATCAGATTACAAGTTGAGGAGGTACTCAAAGATATCCGAGAGGATAACAGGTATATAAACGATGGTTTGGGTAGAACGGATGTTAAAGGCGAGGTATAGGTAGTAGGGATGAGGTGACTCACGAATAAGTAAATCTAAAGGTCTTACCATTTTTTAAAATAATTGATAGTGGACGCCTCTACTTATGTTGTCGACGAACTAGGTAGGCTAAGGATAGTCATCACCCTTCTGCCGGTGCACCCTAAAACTCGGGCAAGCAGTTAAGATTGGAGCGAGACCGGGTACTCCATCACTATCAATAATATTGTGTTGTTCCCTTGAGAAAGGAAATATAAAGATGAGTGACATTACTTGAATTATGGAAAACATAATCGTACACTACAACACAGAGGATCTCAACCTCATATAGTCAGGTGGCGGAATGGTATACGCACTAAACGGTTTGTCGGTTTGACGGTATTATACTGGTACGAAGGTGAAAGACCTTTGATGACTTACAGGTTCGAGTCCTGTCCTGACTACTAAAACAATAAAAAATGAGATTTTTTGTTAAAAGAGAAAAAAAAGACGTACATAAATGTTCAGAGCCTTGTCCTTTTGTGAACAGCCAAGAGCTTTTGGATATACATAAAGAAACAGAAGGACATCATTATAGGTCACTTACAATGATTGGTAGTGGATATTGTCAACGTTGTGAACACCATAAAAATAGCAATTTGATTGAGTCAATTGGTAAGGATTATGATGTCAATAAACATAGTGGTTTATTATCTTGGATAGAATGTGATAAACTAAAAGAATAAATAGTCAGGTGGCGGAATTGGTAGACGTTATTAGAGGTAAATCCCTGTAGGTAAAATCGAAAGGTACTCATACAGGTTCGAGTCCTGTCCTGACTACAAATAATAAAATTATGGAAGAATATGAAATGTGATGTTAAAAAATACTTAAAATATCTTAAAGATAGAAAAACTAAGAATAGAATTAAAAACGAAGAATGTTTTAAAAATAAAAAATATGATACCAATAGTACATCCACTAAGAATTAAGACCTCAATTGATATTTCTAATATATCAGATATAGTTAAATACATATGTGACGGAAATGATTTAGAGATTAAAGATAATATTAAAAATAAGTTTTTAATATTAACGCTTGATAATATGGTAGATGAAGGATTATTTAATAAAACTGTTACCAATAATATTTTTAGTAGTAATATTACAAAATATCATAAATTTTAGATCAAAAAAATAGAATAGTCAGGTGGCGGAATGGTAGACGCTTTTTGCGATAAACATTGTAAAATTGACGGATTGGTTGCGACCAGAAACAGAAACATAAGCTATCGGAAACAAAAACAACTATACAGGTTCGAGTCCTGTCCTGACTACAAAAATTAAAAGTTATGAAAATATATATTCACGAAGGTAAGGGACACTACATAGGTAGTTGTGTGATAGTAGTTTCTGATAATCTAGAAAACGCTAGGGGTTTAATAAGACAATCTTTAGATGATGTGGGTTTATCAAATGAAGAACTTTCAATTACCGAAAAAGAAATTTCAAACGGTATTATTGTTTGGAAAGAAAATGGTGATTATTAATATAGTCAGGTGGTGTAATTGGTAACACGTCCCTAATTTAATATGGTGTATACCAGGTTTAGTACAGGTTCGAGTCCTGTCCTGACTACGTGGGAAAGATCTATCCCGAAATTAGAACATGGATCACAAACACGTAAACCTAAGTACCCATACCGCTGACGGTGGGCTAAGTAAGATACAATTTCGTACCGCGGGAAGTAGAATGCTTAGGAGCGTGTTTTTAAAATATAAAAAATTATGACACCATTATTGTTTTTAATCTTTATTTTATTTATCTTTGGGATAAGAAAAAGAAGATAAGTTTTTGATAAACTCAAGTACCTGTACAGCGGTGAGTAACGGGCTAAGTTATATACAATTCCTCGGAGCTGGGAGTAGAATGCTTGAGAGTCAAAGGTTGGTCAGGAGCGTAATGAGGCACGGTGCCGAGTCCTAAAAGTACCACGGTCCATAAGCATTTGGACGCGAGAAACTATAAGGGTTGCTCATTGTGGGTTCGACTCCCTCCCTGACAACACCGGTTACTTGATTCCTGGTAGTAGAGTAACAACCATTGGGGAATTCGGGATGTCCCGCGAATGGTGGTGTAAGATAAGAGGAACTTACAACGGTAGAGTACCATAAACAAAAGAAACAAGACGTAGAGGTGACTCTGCGTTGGTGCAAATCTCTACCAACTTAGTCAGGTTGGTACAAGGTCGGTTCGAGTCCGATGGAAGGTCATGGATGTCGGGTAGCTCCCTGTAGAGAGGTTCGATTCCTCTCCTGACTACACTTGACATTATTAAATTAATGTCTTATTATTATACAAAACCGGGTAGCTCAGCTGGTAGAGCAATCCTATTTAAACAGGACGTGTCATTGGTTCAACCCCTTTCCCGGTTTTTTTATTTATAAAATTAAAATATTATGAAAAAGTTTCTTTTATTGGTTTTGTCTTATGTTCTGTCATTCAGTATTGTTTGGATTGGTTTGGGGTTGTTCAAATACTATTTGGAATCAGAATCATCAATCGGAACTTTTTTAATTGGATTAGTTGGTTTTTTCGTTGCCATTAATCCTGCTATGGATGTTTGGGAAAAATTATTCAAACGCTGATTTAAAATCAAAGAATAATAATTTAATAGTATGATCCACTCAAGAGGAGTGTTGGAACGGAGTTTGTTAATCTATTTATAAAAAAAAACACAATGGAAGTAATTATCGCATGTTTGGTACCGGTCGCATTTATTGGTATTATGTTGGTGTCATATTTGACATACAAGGACAAATAAAAAAAGGGACCGAAGTCCCTTTATATTATTTAATGTCTGTTGACTCTATTAGAGTATAAGAAAACTTATTTCCGTGAATTTTAGATGCCTTCTTACATAAAGACATAAACACATCAAAGTCTTTTACTCTTTTGAATACCTGACAACCTTCAGACCAATTTTCTACCCACTGAGAGTCTTGACCTGCTTTGTGGATGTTAATACCAAAAATACCTGTATCGGTTTTTGTTTCTTCAAAAATAAGATCTTTGTTTGCATCTCTCCATACAGTTACATTTCCTAATCTTTGACAAAGAGCTTCATATTTTCCTTGATGTAAATCAATTTTCCATACACCTCTGTATTGTCCCGGTACTAATCTTGCAACACCATTTTTGTTATGGAATTGTTGAACACCCTTTTTACCTGGATCACATGTTGCCATCCAACAATAGTATTGCCAAGCACCTTTTTCATCTTTAAATGATAATGTAAGGTGATCATCAAACACGTTTGTTACTTTTTTTGCGACTGAAGGTGCGTTATTTCTTACTCCTACGATATTCACATCGTAACTTTTGTTGTTTGCGTCTTCAAACCAAACATACCCTTTGGCTTTTACGGCAGCCTCAACCTGTTCTCTTGTGTAACTCATAATAATTAATTTTCATTATAAATATTGTGATTTTTGAAAAGTAAAGAGTTAAGGTATATTTATTAATATGATTAAAAAACGTAAACTATTAATAATACCATCTGTAATCTTGATGGTTATTTTTCTTTTAACTAAAATTTTTGTTTTATCGGGTCTTATTGAAGCCACTGATATAACAAGAATTATTGAGATATCTTGCTTTTTATTATTTTCCCCATTATTTTATTTCTTAATGAAATCTCAAACCGTAGAATTAAAAGGTGAATTATTAAAACAAATAAAAGATAGTGAAGATTTTATTGATTCTGCAACCATTGTTTCTGTTGCCGATAAATACGGTAAAATCACATACGTTAATAAAAAATTTGAAGAAGTATCGGGTTGGTCTTTAGATGAGGTTAAAGGTGAAGATCATAGTGTTGTTAACTCTGGATTACAACCTGATGGATATTGGGGTAAGATGTATGAAAAAGTAATGAAAGGTGAGATATGGAATGATGTTGTTACCAATAAAGGAAAGTCAGGAGAACTATATTATGTTGATACATATATTAGGGCAAGATTTGATAAAGATGGTAAATTAGAAGGGTTTTCATCCATCAGACAAGATGTGACAGAGCTTAAGAAAAAAGAAGTTGAGATCCGTAATAGAATGAATGCAATAAATAAATCTAATGCTGTTATTGAATTTGATTTAGAAGGTAACATTATTTTTGCTAACGATTTGTTTTTAAATACTATGGGGTATTCATCAATTGATGAAATAGTCGGAAAACACCATAGAATATTTATAGATGACGATCATTCAAAAAGTGAAGAATATAATATTTTTTGGAAAAAATTAAATGATGGTGTATTGTTTACTGGTGAAGTTACAAGAATTAAAAAAGATGGGTCCATTGTATATCTGCAATCGACTTATAACCCTATTGTTGGTTTAGATGGTAAAATTTATCGTATTATGAAAATAGCCACTGATATCACTAACTCTCATGAACAAAGAAAAGAGATTGAAAAGAAAAACACTTACTTAGAACACGCAGCAAAGATATTAAGACACGACATGCATTCAGGCATTAATACATATATGCCAAGAGGATTGAGTTCTTTAGAAAGAAGGTTAAGTTCTGAAGATATTACATCATTAAAAATTGAGGCACCTATTAGAATGATTAAAGAAGGTTTAAAACATTCTCAAAAAGTATATAAAGGTGTCTATGAATTTACTAATTTAGTTAAAAAAGACGTTGTTCTAAATAAGTCGGAATGTAATTTAAAAACCATTCTAACTGATTATTTGTCATCAACCGCATATCTAAGTCAAGTAATTATTGAGGACTTACCAACAATAGAAGTAAACGAGGCGTTATTTTGTACCGCAGTAGATAACCTTATTAGAAATGGTTTAAAGTATAATGATTCAGATACTAAGTTTGTTAAAATTTATTCTGATGGAAATAATATCCATATACAAGATAATGGTAGAGGAATCACACAAGAAGATTTTGATCACCTACGTAAACCATACATAAGAAAAGAAGGACAGAAAGAATCAGGTACTGGTTTGGGGTTAAATATTTGCGTTGCAATTTTAGAAGAACACGGGTTTAGTATCACTTGTGAGAAAAATGAAATAGGAACAAAAATGAAAATAAAAATAAAATAAAAAAAAAGAAAAAATGATTGATTCAATTTTATTAGTGGATGATGAGGATTTATTCCATTTGGTATTTGAAGACGCTTGTTCGTTACTTGACATAAGTTTGTCTTTAAATGCGTTAAATAGTTCTGACGAAGCAGCAAAACTATTTGAAAAATGGTTCAAAAGTGGGGAGGATAATGATAAACCTGAATGTGTGTTTGTTGACCTAAATATAATTGGTAGTTCCTTTGATGGTATTGAACTAATTAGAAAAATTAATTTTGAATACGGTAATCACGTAGTTATCGGTATTATTTCATCAAGTAATGAACCAGAAGAACAAGCAAAGGCGATCCAAGCGGGTGCTCAATTTTGGATTATTAAATCTGATGACATTGAACCTCGTTTAGAAGAATTTAGAAATGATTATGAAGGTTATAAAAATAGAACATTACCATTTAAAGTTTACAAATGATAAAAATAGATAGTAATACTAAAAAAACATTGATGGACCTATACACTAAAAAAGGTATAGGTCTTGAAGGTAATATTACTAAACTTATTGATACTGAAGATGATGAGGACTTTAAAACGTATTTAAAAGAATGTGAAACAAAAGACGGAGACAAAAGAAAAAAACGTCTTGAGATGACAAAAAAAATACAAAAACAAAATGATGAACTCGTAACGTTAAATGAAAAAAACGAAAAAATGATGGAGGATCTTCAAAACAAAATCACAGAAATAGAAGAGTCCAAGTTAACATTTGAAGTTCAAAACAGAGAACTTAACGAATGGAAAAAAGAAAATTTAGAACTTACAGAAAAACTTCAAACAGAAATGATGAAGTCCGAAAAGGCGAGAGTTGATGCTGAAGCAGCAAAACAAAATGCAGAAAATGATTTAGATTTATTACAGAAAAAAACACAAAACGAACTCATATCCACAATAGTTAAAGTGGCTCTTTGGGTTATCATGGGTGTAGGTGTTGTCACTACCGGTGTATATGTTTTAACATTATTTGTTGGTAAGGACACCCAAGTTATTAGTGCTGCTTGGTCAAACATATTTGGTATTCTTTTAACAAACGCTTTCTCAATAGTAGGAACAATTATGGGTATAAAATACGCAACAGAAAATAAACAATAAAAACAAAAATTATGTTATTAAAAGTAGGATCTAAAGGAGAGGATGTAAAAAAACTCCAAACAAAATTAGGATTAACCGCTGATGGTTCATTTGGACCTAAAACAGAAGCGGCGGTAAACGCTTGGTTAACTAAAAATGGATTAACTGCTGATGGAACAATTACTTCGGCAAATAAAAGTTGGGAATTGATGTTCGGAGCTGCAGTAATTAAAGAAGATGTAGTTATCCAACCATCAGGAGGATTAAACATTCAAAAATTAAAAGGACACATTCCGGATGTTGTTATTGCACAGATTCCTGAAACTGCAAAAAAATTCAACATTACGACTAACTTGAGACTTGCACATTTTTTATCACAATGTGGTCACGAGTCAGGAGGATTCAAGGCCGTTTCTGAAAACCTTAACTATTCTGCTGATGGATTAAAAAGAACCTTTGGAAAGTATTTTCCTGGTAACTTGGCAGAATCATACGCAAAACAACCTGAGAAGATCGCATCAAGAGTTTATGCTAACCGTATGAGTAATGGTGACGAGGCATCAAAAGAAGGTTTTAAGTTTAGAGGAAGAGGTTATATTCAATTAACCGGAAAGGCAAACTATACAAGTTTTACTAAATTCATTGGTGAAGATTGTGTTGCAAACCCTGATTTAGTTGCTACAAAATATCCACTAGCATCTGCTGGGTTTTTCTTTGACTCAAATAAGTTGTGGTCAATATGTGATAAAGGCGCGGATGATGCAACAGTCACTGCAGTAACAAAAAGAGTAAACGGAGGTACAATAGGATTAGCAGATAGAATAAAACACTTTAAAGAGTATTATAACTTATTAAAGTGATATTTATATATAAATAAACCTTTAAAATTTTTATTATGAAATTAACTAAAGAACAAGTAATAGGTATTGTTAGACACACTTTAACGTTTGTTGGTGGTATTGTAGTTGCTCAAGGTCTTGCAGATCAAGGAGTTGTTACTGAAATCATTGGTGGTGTTATGACACTTACTGGAGCTATTTGGTCAGTTATTGATAAAAACAAATAATTTTTACTGATAAAATTTAATTTAGCCCCACTCAAAAGGTGGGGTTTTTTAATTTATATTATATTTATTAATTAGTATGGAAAATTATGTAGGAGTAATAGTCGCATTCATAACAGGTGTGATAGGTCCAATTTTGGTTCTTTATATAAAGAGTAGATTGGAGAAGAAGGAGAAACCGGATATGGTTAAAGAAACGTTAAGAGTTTCAGAGTTGGTTACCAACAAAATAGAACACATAAAAGAAGAGTTTAATGCTGATAGAGTGTGGATCACACAGTTTCATAACGGAGGAAATTTTTATCCAACAGGTAAATCTATGGCGAAGTTTTCAATCATGTATGAAACGGTACATCCAGGTGTTCAATCTGTACAAAATAACTTTCATAACATACCGGTTAATTTATTTTCAAAATCCATTAACCAACTATTAAGTAATGATGTTATTGAAATACCGGACTATAAAGACGAGACAATTGCGACTTATGGTTTAAAATATATTGCAGAAGATACTGGATGTAAATCAGGTTATTTATTTGCAATCAAAACGATTGATGATAAGTTTATTGGGACTTTAGGGCTTGATTATACAAAAAGAAAAACAAGACTTGATATGGAATCAATTAATCATTTACAAGTACATGCAACTGCCTTAGGTGGAGTACTTATGACACACTTACAGCAATAATATGTCAACAAAAATAAAAAAAATTATTGAGGCTAATTTATTATCAGAACAACGATATCTGAATAATAAATTTATTTTTGAAAATCCGATTAATTCTGGAGATACAACTACAAGTCAAACACCTGAAACCCCTGAAGATGTACAAACATCTAGTGATATAACAAAAATGGGTATTAACGTTAATGACACAGCAACACAACAATCTATTTTAAAACAGTTAGAACCACATAAAGATAAAGTAAATATGGGTTACCTTAAACAGAACCTTGGAAAACCAAGTTTTTTTGATGTTTTGGGAAATTACATGAAATTTGATTTAGAGAAAGATTCTAAATTAGAGAATAGTTTACTACCATCACAATCTAAAACCGCAACAGGTGAAGAAGCAACCTTTAAGTTGGGTAATTTAAGTTTAAAAGGTACTTTTGATTTTAGAGATAAGCAAGTAGGAGATATAGGTTTAAATTATAAAACTAAAATTGATCACCAACCGGTCACCATAACCGCTAAACTTAAAGACCCAGTATCAACCTTTAGTGGTAATTTTAACCCATCTAACGTACAAGTTGGAGCCAAACTATCTATACCTTCAGGAAAAAAATCACACGGAACACAATTATAATCTATATATTTTAACATAATTAACAAACACGTAAACCATACCGTCTTCCTTCATTACTGAATGACAAGAAAAAACACCTGGTAAATCACTTGAAGAATACACTAAATTTTGAATTTCATTATGTGCGGAAGAATTTATCCATGAGGTTATAGCTACATCAACAATAGTTTCGTAGTTGTAAAATTTTTTATTAGTTCTAAAACAATTTTCATTCATATCCATTTTAGGGACACCTGTACTTAACAATACGCTCTGACCACCATATTTGTTTTTAAATTCATCAATAATTAAACTACGTAAATATGAGTTTTTATGTCTCTCTGAGTTTGATGGGTGATACAGAGTGTTAGTGTTTGAAACTTCAACACAATTAGGTTTAGAAAATATATTAAAAACAGAAATTGACGGAACCAATGTATCCAAACCTTTATCTCGTCTCATTTTATTTAAAGATATTAATAGTTTTTTATTAAATGTTTCTGAATCAAAATTAGATGAATTAATTTGAGAAAAAACAAAATTTAAAGTAATTAAAAAAATTGAAGTGATAAATGTTTTCATGATTTATAATTTATTAGATTACAAATATACAAATTTAATTTGAATTTATATTTATACATATGAATAAAAATTTAGTTATAGAAAATATCATATCTAAAATTAGTAAAAAAATCATTTTAGAAAGAAAATCAGACGAGTTATCCATGCAACTCTCAAGAGAAGTAATCAAACATTTTAAAAAAGATGAGGACTTTGAGTTGTATGATTTAAGATTTGACAGGGGAGATGAGTATGCGGTCTTTGATTTTAAGTGTTATTTTTTGGAGGATATTGATTTGGACGATCCATTCTCAATACATGCTGAGGCAGACATGGAAGAAATACATATTGAAATAACTTTTAACCCACAGTCGTTTCCTAAGAGTATGAATGATTTAGTTGCTGAAGTAAAAGAAACAATTGAACATGAGTTAGAACACGTTGAACAACAAAACTTTGAAGATATGGAATTTGAACGTCAAGATGATATTGAAGATGATGATGAAGAATACAACTTTAAATATCTGACATCAAATGTTGAAATACCTGCATATGTTAGAGGACTAATAAAAAGATCCAAAACTAAAAATATTTCTTTGAGTGATTCAATGGAAGAATGGTTTAAAGAAAACAAAAGAAAGTTTAAAGATCCCAAAAAAGATTGGCCAAAAGTTAAAAAAGTATGGACATCTTACGCCAATGAGATGAGATCTAAAGAAAGAGTCAAAAAATTTAAATAATCTAATTGTAAATTCAAAAAAAGTTATTATATTTGTCGTAATAAAATTTTAATATGACAAAGATAAGAAAATGGTTTAGACGCCAAATCAAACGTTTAAAAGTAAAACTCCATATTTGGGAAAGAGGGACTAGTTGGTTCAAGGCACCACAAGACACAACCGGTTATGAAAACATCACAACTGCGATTGTTAGAAAAATGATTAATCACCCCGACTCAAAGTTTACAATCGCACCACTTTCAGGTAAAAGATATATTGTTAATAAAACTTTGGACATTTTTATTATTATGGAAGATAGTAAAGTTGAAATAACAAATCACGTTTATCATTACGTATCTAGTTTAGGTCAAAGAGATATTGAAAAATTAACAAAACTTTATGACACTAAAGTAGAAACAGAAAGGGTGAATTACGAAGATCAAATTAAATCTCAAATTTCTAACACATTACAAGCAATTTATGACAAAATCAATAAACAATCTACCATTGATTGAAACACCAAAAGGTGTTGGGCAAATTGAAAAACTTTACGTGTCTGATCTTGGATTTTTGATGGTGAGGGTTTATTTTGATAACGGCACGTACACAACCTATAATATGGGAAAACACGATATTCAAAACAACCTGATCACCAACCAATTATTTGAAGATGAAAGTAAAACTTTTGGTTGATAACGAGATAACCGAAGGGGTTGTTGAGATTGATGAAAGATTTTATGGTGGCAAAAAAGTAATTTACCAAAATAAAGAAAAAATAATGTGTGTTATATCAATAAATTTAGTTACCTTTGTATTATGAAAAAATTATTAATTATGTTATGTCTTGTGTCCTGTACATCAAACGGGTACAAGTACAAAATTGAAGGTGTGGTTGAAACAAAAGATGGTGGACATCCAGCAGTCTGGTATACCGACACAATAAGTTTTGATGGTGATACTGCGTATTACTTTAATAGTGATGGTAGTGAAGTAAGAATTAGTCCTCCATATGTTGTTAAAACGATTAAATGATGAATATGAAAGAATTAAATGATAGTGAGTTATTGGATAATGCGTATAAACACTTAAAAATTGCCGATAAACACCTCTACTCAACAATAATTTTAAGTGTTGTTTCATTGATACAATCAATTTTATTATTTTTTAATATAGTTGGAGTAGTTAGTTTTTTAATTGTATACCTAATCTGTTTTTTATTATATCTTTACCATAAAAAAAAACAAGAAAAATATATGAAAATTGTTGACGAAGTACTTAAAGAATTAACCTCAAGAGGAGTTTGATTATGAAGAAAATTATTTATATATTTGTTCTGTGGTTGGTAACGAGTTGTTCTAACTGGGAATATAAGGAATTTACATATTTAAGATGTAAAAAGTTGGATAAAATTCATGCCCATTTATATTATCACGAAACGTGTGAGTGGAATTGTTTGAGTATGTCGGAGACGTATACAATTGTTGTTGACACGGCTAAAATTAAATATAAAGTAGATAAAAACGGTGAAGTAAAAAAAGTAAAACTAATAAAATGAAAAAAGTATTTTTAGCAATTTTAATGGGTGTTATGGTAACATCTTGTACGGAAAACTCAAGAGTGAAGAGTTTTGGTGGAGAAGGAACAATCAACCTACCAAAAGGTCGTAAATTAGTGACCGTTACTTGGAAAGAAACTCAGGTTTGGTATTTAACAAGACCAATGGATTCAAGCGATGTGGCACAGACATATCAATTCCACGAAGAATCATCTTGGGGTGTAATTGAAGGAACATATAACATTATAGAAACTAAGTAATATGACAGAAAGAGAATTAATACTTTTAGGGTTTAAAAGTGAGGAAATGAGGGAGCACGATGAAGACGAGTCTTATTACTACGTTCTTGATATCGTTGATGGATTAACTTTTATAACACCACCAAATGATGAGATTAAAGATGGTGATTGGTATGTTGATTTTTTCAATACTGATCCACTTGTTAGATTTCACGAATTCGGAGAAGTCCAAGCGTTAATCAACCAATTAACAAAGGCAATAATAAAAAAATAAAATATAAAAAAATGGAACAAGACAGTAGAATTTTACAAGGGGCTTTAATGGAGCAACACAGAAGGATAGTTAATGAGATTGCGGATATTAAAGCAGAAAAGTTTGAACTAACTGAAGAAGATAAACAAAAAATATCAAAATTAGAATTACAATTAAAAGAAATTGCTCAAAGACTTTACGTACTTTATAATAAGTAATAATGAAAACAATACCAACACACGATCCACAGACCGGAGAACTTAATCCGTATTATGAAGAACTGACAGGAGAAAAAAATCCATTATCGAAAGATGATCAAAATGAAAGTTTCGATATTCCAAGTTTTGTCGGTAGAAAGTTTAGGTATAATGGAAAATACGGGTTATCAACATGGACCGATACGGTTAAAAGAATATCATATAGACAAGGGATAGTATTTGATAAACCATTTAAGATTAAAGTACCAAAAAAAGGTGAAGAGTTTAAAGCTGAAAAAATAAACATTATCGGTTATAGAATTATATTAGATGTTATATCTTCAAGATCCGGACAAGTTTATGAGTTTGATAATTGTGTTTTTATTAACGATTAAAATATGAAAAATGAAATGAAGTTTTTTAAAGTGTTTCTGATGTGGCTTGGATTTATAACAACCACATCAATATTTGGTGAGTATATCATCAGTAGGGAAGTAAACGGGTTCCTCCAACTGTTAAGTTTCGTTGGGTTGATTGGGGTCCTTATGTATGTAATAAACGAAACAATTAAATTATTTAAAAAAGAAGAAAAAAATGATTAGTACTTTAATTTTTATTTTAGGATTGGTAATTGCGGGATTTGTGACATTTACAACAAGAGACCGAATGTATGTAACAGGAACAGACAGATGGGGTGATAGTAAAGAGATGTTTAATACAATGTGGATACTCAAACCAATTGGTATTTTTGTCTTAGGTATTATAATTAGTAGTATCCAACCTTTTGCACTTGAAAGAGTTGATGCGGGACACGTTGGTATCAAAGTTAATTTGACTGGAGACAAAAGAGGTGTGTCAAGTTATGAATACAAAACAGGTTGGGTAATGTATAACACCTGGACAGAACAGATGTTAGAGTTTCCTACATTCCAACAACATATTGAATACAAGGATCAAACTGTGATTACAAAAGGTGGGTTCGCAGCAACAATTAAACCGTCATTCAACTACTCACTTAAACCAACAGCAATTGGTAATATGTTTGAGAACTTGAGATTGGATATAAAACAAATTGAACAAGGATGGTTAATGAACGCAATTGTCTCTTCAGTAAATGACGTGGCTAATAAATGGGAAGTGGATGCAATCTTTAATAAAAGAGAAGAATTTGAAGCGGCAATTGTTGCGGAGTGTAATAAAAGATTATCTAAATGGTTTGAGGTATCACAGTTAAGAACTAATATTATACCACCAAAATCTCTACAACAAGCAATTGAAGGTAAAACAAAAGCGGTCCAAGAAGCACAAGCTGCGACACAACGTAAATTAGTTGCAGAAGCTGAAGCTCAAGAAAAAATCGCAATCGCTCGTGGTGATTCGGCAAAAGTTATAATTGACGCACAAGCTTTGGCCTTGGCAATGAAATTAAAACAAAAAGAAATAACTCCTCTTTATGTTGAATATTTGAAAGCACAAAGTTGGGACGGAAAACTTCCTACAACAGTTGCGGGTGGATCAGGAACATTTTTAAACATTAAATAATATGATAAGAAATTTTAGTTTTATAATTTTATTTATAATATTAACATCTGTATTATTTAGTTGGTTTGTGTACATCTCAATCCAAAATGATAAAGTTTGTGATGAGTTAGTAATACTAAATGATGGGTCACAAATTGAAGCAACACAGGTATTATCACATGAAAGTGGAATGAGTACCATAAAAATGTGTAACGGACAATGGATGGACACACCAACAGTTAATATAAAGATGGTCAAACCTATTGAGAAATAATATTTAACCCCAATTCTAAAAGTTGGGGTTTGTTTTTTTAAAAAAAGTTTTGTATCTTTGACTTATGGAAAATAGAAGCACACACTACGGAGACGTATCAAACTGGATTGAAAAGGTAATTGATTCTTGCGAGACATATCAACAAACATTTACTGTTAAAAGATTAATTAGGAATTTTGAAAAACAACTAAGGACTAACACTCCTGATAAATATTGGAACAATTATCAATATACAGTTATTTGGCCACTTGAGGATTTGGTAAGAATTAAAAGACAATCATTCATAAATAAGATTGAGGAATAATGGAAGAAACAAAATACCCAATAGGTGGTTTTGCACCTGGTGACTATATGTGTAAATGTGTAACCTGTAAAGAACAATTTCACGGAGATAAAAGAGCCACACAATGTGAACCTTGTGCTATTGAAATGGTTAGAACTAAAATCGTTAAAAGTGAAGAAGGTGGATTTGAAATTGAACGTGATTATTTACAAGGATTTATTGATCAGTTCGGAGATGGACCATTAGGTGAACTGAATCCAAATGAATGGACCGTACTTGATTTTTTAGAATGGTTAAAGTTGAATAATTATAAAATAATAAAAAATGACAGAAAAGTATCAAATTAAAAAATGGATTGAAAAGATTATAAAATCTTCTGTAAATTGGGAACAATTAACCACTTGTGAAAAATTAATTGAAAACTTTAAAACACAAATGGAAAAAGATGATTACGACAAAATGATGTCATTACCATTTATTGTTGATTTAAATTATAAAATCGATTTACAAAAAAGAAAACTAATTGAAAATAATAAATTAATACTAAACTAATATGAAAAATAATATGTTTGATCCAAATACGTTAAAAAACCTTGAAAATATGATTAAAGGTTTTGGTAATATAACTTCTAAACCATTGTTCGATACTAAACTTATAAAAAAATTAATTATTGTTGTTGGTTTAAGTGTGTTCCTTTCGGGTTTTGGTTTGGGTATTTTAATTGGGTTATTGTTTTGATATTGTTTATGTTCCTAATTAAAATGTTACTTATTTGTTGGTTCTTGGTCCTGATGGTTTTTATTTATTGGATTTTAGAATTTGTTTATGAAGAATATAAAAATAAGAAAAAATGAAAAGATTTGTAAGATGGTTTGAACTAAACTGCGGTTGGTTCTTTGTAAACGGTAGAAAACAGGAAACATGGAGAGAGTACCTAAAAAACAAATATGGTGATATTAATACCAACGAACAAAAAAAGGTTATGGTTAACTATCCACCAAAATGTTTGGTTTGTGAATCAGAGATGGATTCATTAAGAATTAATCGTCCTTTCTGTGATGAATGTTTGGGAACTTTAAAAGAATTAATAGATAAAAAAAAGAAAAAAAATGAAAAAAGAAAAAGTAATTGAAGTAAATTTAGGAATTGGTATGAATATGTTTTTTCCTGAACCGGTAAAGATTGTTATTGAAGAAGATACAGATGATGAAACAACTAAAAAATCAAGTAAGGTTAAACCTGAAATAGAAATAGAAAAGGAGTAGGGGTTTACCCTATATTTTAAAAAATCACTTTTTTAATCAAAAAATATTATTTAATTTTGTGTAAGAATTATATAAAATGAAAAACATACATTTATTACCAACAGAAAAACCAAGTAGGTTAACTAAACCTGGTGGGAGTTCATTCATTAAACTTTATACTAATGGATTAACTAACACACCAAAAGGACATTGTAAGAATTATCATTTATACATCACTTCTGATGAAGAAATTAAAGAAGGGGATTGGATAAAATGGGGTGATGCTATATATAAAGCTAACAGAAAATATATTCCCCCATTTAAAAAAATCATCCTGACAACAGACCAAGATTTAATCGCAGATGGTGTACAAGCTATTGATGATGAGTTCTTAGAATGGTTTGTTAAGAATCCAAGTTGTGAGTTTGTTGAAATTAGAAAATATCATAGTGGTATTTTAAGTGATATTTCCGAAATTACTTCTTCTCTAAAAATCATCATTCCACAAGAAGAACCTAAACAAGAAACACTTGAAGAGTATTCTAATGGACTTTACAAACAAAGTTTAAAAGATGATGTAGATTTAACATTTAGTGATGGTGTTAAATTAGGTGCTAAATGGCAAGCTGAAAGAATGTATAGTGAGGAAGAACTAAAAAATGCAATTGAAATATCTGTAGCTAAAGCACTTGGTGTAATGAGCTTTACAATAAATGAAGAATCGTTTGAACAATTTAAAAAGAAGTAACATATAAAATGATTGACTGATGAAAAAAATTTACATATTTTTTTGGTGGTTACGGAATCATCCGGAAATAGTTTGGATGAAAATTAAATCAATTTTTAAAATAAAACAAAGATGAGCGAACAAATTAAAATAGAACTTTCCTTTACTATGGAGGAAATGGAGAACTTCCTTTTATACAACTACCCAACAAACTATCACTGGAAAGATAGAGTTAAGAAAGATGTAATGGTGTGGGGTAATGATAACGTCGTTGAAGACATAAAAGAAGAATTTGTTAAGTGTTTCAAGGAAACTTTATTGAGTCAAAGACTTAATTCAAGACCATCAATATACAAATAAAATAAAAGATGAATAAAGAAACAAAATTTAAAGTGGGGGACAAGGCTCACAAACCAAAAGGTTATAAATTTCCTTGTACAATTGTAGGTGTATTTGAAACAATTGCTGGAGAAGTCCGGGTGATTGGTGAAATGGATGAATACGGATTATTACATATCTTCAACGAAAATCAATTGGAACATTATGGTAAAGACGAACCAGACTTATTGAATGAGGCTTATATGGGTTATTACTGGATAATGGGGGATAAAATTAAATTAACAAAGGATGAATTTATCAACAAATGTAAAACAGATACAGAGTTCTCTGAAAAGTGGGGACTAAAGATTGAAGAACGAGAGTTGAGTGAAATTGATAGAATAAACTGGGCAATAATTAATAGAGGTGTAACACCATCTGCACCACCAAAAGAACTTGATAGATTACAAATTCCAACCAAACTAATCACAATAACATACAACGATAAAACAATTGAAAGCTATGAGTAAAGAACAGGAAAAATTGGTGGATGAGGCTTATAATAATTTTATTAAGAAAACTAAAGGTTTAAATCTTTTTTTAGAAGTCAATAAAGATATTGTAGCGGTAGAAGGACCTGTTTACAACGCACATCCAAAATTATTAACACAAGAAGAGTTCATCAACAAAATCAAAACAGATGATGAGTTCGCTAAAAAGTGGGGATTAAAAATTGAAGAACGAGAGTTGAGTTTGGAAGAAAGGTATAAAATAGCCCTCCCAATATGGAAAGAAAAATACGGTCTTTTAGCTAATATGATGGTTCCTACTAATGTAGATAACACACCTTATAAAATCCCAACCAAACTAATCACAATA